GGTGGCCATCGCCATGGCAAACCGGGCGGCGCACCCGGACGGAATCGCAGACCGGCGACTCTTCATGGACGTGGCCAGGGCGACGGCGAACAGCGGCGGAGGCGGTTTCACCGTCAACGTGCCCGTCACAAACACGGCGGTGGCTCAGGCAAAGTCCGAGGTACAGGCGGAAATCGTCGATACCGGAGGAATGGCGCTTCCTCAGTTTGAGGACGGCATCAAGGAACTCTCGCTGGCCATGCGCAGTATTCCGATGATTGCCGAGAAATCTGCATAGCCATGTACAGTCAGCGAAGCGTGGAATTGGCTTTACCGACAGTCGAAACCCTTTTGGGGAGGGAGCCGGTATTCCACTCCATCGAGGCGTGTGATGAAGCGGTGGCGCACTTTGCCGACAAGAAAAGACGCCACGAAAACTCGGTGGGAGTCGGCGTTCCCTTGTTATACAGCGAAGAAGAAATTCAGTGGATCAAGAACGAGCGGGCGCTTTGCAAAATAGACTACATGTATTTTGCCACTCGCTACGCCAAGATTCTGGACGCTGACGAAAAGGAAATTCACTATGCCCCCAACATCGCTCAGCGGATTGTAAATCAGGCGCGGGCTGAACAGGAAGACCTGGGCTGGGCCATCATGCAAGTTTGGCTCAAGGGACGGCAGTGCGGAATCACAACCGACAGCCAAGTCGTCATCGGCCACCGCACGCTGTTCTTCGACAACGTGATTGCTCTCACGGGAAGTTCAGACAAGGAACGCTCGTACCGCATGGTGAGCAAGTACAAGCGCCTGTACGCCTCCTTGCCGGAGTGGATGGTCCCAGCCATTACGGTTGACCGTGCCGGAACTCGCATTGAGTTTGGGGCGTTAAATTCGTCTCTGATTATTCAGCACGGTTCTCAAAAGTACGACATTGGGAGAGGCGACACCCCTTCAGCCGTGCATCTAAGCGAATTAGCAACCTATACAAACGCCGCCGATTTGATCGACGCCGGCCTGGTACCCGCCGTTCATGAAAGCGCCCGGAAAATCATCATTTTGGAAAGCACGGGAGAGGGTCCGTACGGTTGGCTATACGACACCTGGAACCACTGCAAGAAGTTCTACTGGTTGGGTCAAGCGAAGTTTCGGCCGGGGTTCCTCCCATGGTTCGTCGCTTCCGACTTCTATCCCACGCACACATGGCTCAAGCGGTCTCTTCGATTGAACAGCGAAGTGGGCACGAAGAACCTGATCGAAGAGGCGCGCGAAAAGCTGGCCGACTGGCATCCGGAAGGCGTCACCGTTGCACACGCGGAAAACGCTCGCAAGTTTGTGCGGGCTAACGAACTTCTTCGCAGGTACTTCCCCGAGAACTGGGTCATGCCGAAAGAGCAGCTTTGGTTTTGGCAGGTGACGCGCGAGGAATACCGGAACAAGAAGATCCTCGCGCGCTTCCAGCGAGAGTTCGCCGCCAGCGATATCGAGTCCTTTTGCGCATCTGGCGAGAGCGTGTTTGACGTGGAGACCATCAGCGACTACACGCAATCGTGCGAGGAGCCGAAAGGCGTGTTCGGGTTTCGTGGGCCGGTCGGCCTCATTCCCCCGCGTCTGCAAGCTGACGAACACGACCGCGACAAGAACAAGCCGATTCTGGATGTCGGTCCCTACCAGATGGTTCCGCTGCGGTGGGAAGGCTGGGCGACATCGAACTGGGGGGCAAAACTCCTGGTATTCCGATGGCCGGAGCAGGGCGAGGAATACGGGTTCGGGGTGGACACAGGCGACGGAATCGGACAGGACCGCAGCGTGATAGAGGGATTGTGCAAGGGGACGTTGACGCACTCAGATCAGCAGGTGTGCGAATTCGCCAGCGATTACATCAACGCGAACGATTTGGCTCCCATCCTCCACTGCATCGGCATGTTCTACCAGAACGGGAGCAACCGGCAGCCCAAGATCGCCATCGAGACCGGCCTGAACGGGGAGGTCACGCAACTCGAACTGCGCAAGCTGGGGTGGGGGAACTTCCACCAGTGGATTCGCTACGACCGCAAGAAGATCAGCAACAAGGACGCCTCGCGCATCGGCTTCGTGACGAACCGATGGTCGCGCCCCATGTTGATGGACTATCTCATCAAAGCCCTGCGCGACGGGGAACTGGAAATCAACTCGCCCGAGTTTGTACGCGAGATGTCGGCGCTACACCGGGACGAAGGCGTTCAGGCCGCCCGCGCCGAACAGGGTCAGCATGACGACCGATTTATGGCATTGGGAATCATCTACCTCTCCCTGCACATTCTGGAATTCACCGGGAAGGTGGCCAGCACGTCGTACCTTCGCCAAAAGCGTGCAGAAGGCGGCCCGGTGATGTATCGTGAAATTATGGCCGGGGATGAGGAACAGACGTTGTTCGTTCCGAAGAACCAAGTGCTCATACCTGAGAAACTGGGGGAGTTCTTTTCGCCCCCCCTATGGCATCCCGGCCAGTACGCAGACCAAGGAGAGGTGGAACTGTAATGCCGATGGTTGATCTGAAGTGCCCCGCCGGCCACCAGTACGAGGCGTTCCGGCACCCGTCCCAAGTGCAGGACGTTGAGCCGTGCGCGGAGTGCGGCGCGGAGGCGGTGCGGATCTTCGTTTGCAAGCGCCCGCACTCCTACGATGGACTCCAGCAGCCGCTTGTGGTATGGCGTCGGCCTGACGGGACGTACGCCGTGCCAGCCCAACCGGACGCCCGCAAGCCCGTCGAGTATGAGCGCGTCGAACTTCGCAACGTTTTCGAGATCCGGGGCGTCGAGCGAGCCATCGACCGCGAGGAACGCGAGAAATTCGAGCGGGCGCAAATCGGCAAGGAGATGCTGGCGGAAGGGACGACGGCCACGAACCGCTCCGAACTGCGTTCCCGGATGCAGCACATGCGGCCCCACATGCGGGACTTCTCCCGGTTCGCCATGGACCAGAACAATGCGAAGCCGCGCGCCAAGTACCGGGGCAACTTCTACTTTGAGGCGCTGAGCCAGAACGCGAGCAATCGGGACGACGGAAGAAACCGCGACGGCGGAAAGGTGCGGAAATGACGGCCAATTTGACTTTCCGTATGGTGGTTGAAGCGGCTGGATCTCGAATGGCGGCTGAAGATGCCATCTACGAATTCATGGTGGCGGGAATCGTCCCCAACCTCTTTGCCGAAAAGCTTGAGGTTGAGAAGTCCGATTGGGACGAACTTGTTATGGCTCGTCCCGATTTGCTGTTCACGTTCCTGATTCCGGCATTAGGCAGAGATTTAAGACGAGTGAGGAAATGAGCAGGCTAGCGGAACTGATCGCGCGGAACGAAGGCTTCGGAGTGCCGGGCTCCATTCCAACCGTGCGCAATAATCCTGGAGACCTTCGCCACAGCCCGCATTCTTCGCACCCCGACGGCCCGAACGACATCGGGACCATCGACACCGCGGCGCACGGGTGGGAGGATTTGGAGGGCCAGCTTCAGCGATACGCTGCGGACGGATACACCCTGTCCGAGATGGTCAACGTGTACCTCGGGTTTCCGAAAGACGCTCCGCTCGATGAGTCGATTGTGGACGGGAACAACCGGGTTTCGTACCTGAACTCGATTTGCGAGGGTCTTGGTCTGCCGCCAGAAACTCCGGTCAGCCAAGCACTTGAGGTGACGTAAGATGCCAACGATCAAAACTGTAATTATGAAGCCACGTTCCCTGGGGATAACGTCTTCATCGTTTCCGTCCGAACTCCAGCGTGAATTATGCCGTAAATACGGGATCAGGATAGTTCCTGGGTGGAAAGACAGACTTGACAAGTTGAGGCCCCCTAAATGCCAACGATAGACAACTACCAGGCCCCCGACTACCTTAAGGTGCTCACCGGGGCGGACGGGATCGAGACCGCCACCCTCGGGAAGATGAAGGAACTGCTGGAGGCGGGGAAGTCGTTTCTGGAAGGGCAGACGGCCTGGAACGAGATCCCGCGCGCCTACGACATCCTTTCGGGCGACTCTCCGGGCAAGCTGGCCGGCTACTCCACGTTGTCGATCAACCGCATCAAGATGAACTTCAGGAATTTGGTGGCCACGGTAGCCAACCTGAAGCCCACCGGCCAGGCCCTCACCAAGAACCGGGAGATGATTCAGTCCGTGGACCGGCTGAACCGCATGAAGTCTCACTGGTGGACTTCGACCTTCGCCGACCGGAAGTACCGGAAAGCCTGCCAGTGGACCTGCGCGCTCGGAACCTCGTACCTGGAACCGTGGTTCGACCCGAACTTCTACGCGCCGGGCCGCGGGGAGATCGCCGTCAAGGTTCGGGGACCGGCTGCCGTCTACCCGGTCATGCTGACGGAGGACAACGACCTCCAGAAGGCATACGCGGTGACCATCGCGGAGCCGATTCCCCTGCACATCGTCATGGCGAACTACCCGCAGTTCGCCAGCGTGATCGTGCCGACGCGCTCGTTCTCGGGCTGGATGGGAAGGCTCTGGGACCGCGTACGGCGCCCTACGGCGCAGCAGAACGGCGTCCTGGGCGTGTTGGCTACCCCCCAACGGTCCATCGGCCACGAAATGCCCATCGTGGACGTGTACACCACCTACATCATGGACCCCTCCGTGAACAATACCGGGCAGGACATCCCGATGGGAGATCCCGGAACGTCATGGGAGTACACGGTCCCCTTCGTCGGGAAGCAGATCGCCAGCGGCCTGCGCGACCTGCGCGGCCAGCCCATTTTGCGTACAGCCACGGCGGAGGACTGCCGGCTGTTTCCGTTGCGGCGCCGGGTAATCTGGACCGACACCTGCGTGCTGAAAGACGGGTCTTCTCCATACCTGCACGGGCGCGTCCCGCTGGTTCCCCTGCGGTTCGACGACCAGCCATGGGACTACCTTGGAACGTCCATCATTCACGATACCTGGAAGATCCAGAAGGCTATCAACCAGATTTGGCGGGCTATCGTGGACAGCGTGCTCGTCCGGTTGCAGCCGCCCCTGAAGTACGACCCCAACGTGATCGACCCGGCGGCCATGGCGCGCATCAACACGCGCATCCCCGGACAGACGATTCAAGGCGCTCTTGGAATGGGCGACCCAGTAGCGCCATTGCTTCCAGTCGCCTTCTGGGACGTTCCGCAGTGGATCATTCAGGTCATCACGATGCTGTACGATGAACTCGACAAGCTCTCCGTGGTGAAAGACCTGATGGCGGTCGCCAAGGCGAAGCAGGTTCCTTCCGCCGACAGCATCGAAAAGATCCTGGAGGCGGCCGGCCCGGTAGTGCAGGACATCTGCCGAGGCGGGGAAGAGGTCACATCTCAGTTCGACCAACTTTTCTACCCGATGGCGCTTCAGTTTTGGGGAGCCGACAAGGTTTTCCACGTGCTCGGGGAAGACGGCGCGCTGAAGGAGTCCATCGACTTCGACCCTGGAAATATCATTCCTTCGCACCTGCCCGGAGAAGACAGACGCCAGCCGTCGCAGTTCGCCACCTGGGAGCGCACGCGCTGGACAATCGACCAGCTCTCGTACGAGATCGAGCCGTTCAGCCAGGCTCAGGTATCGCGCATCGGCCGCAATCTGGTCCTACTGCGA